GGGTTATTAGTTAATGTACAGCATATTGCTATGCTACACATCATCTGCGTGGCCTATGCCACTACAGACCACCCACGTTGCAATCGTGCACGGTGTGGGACCGTGTAAGCTAGACCTCTGTCCGATCCAAACTCACCTTCTCGGGTGATTTTGAGAATCGAATCTTGGAGATGCCACCAGGCATCATTGGGGGGACGTATAGACGTACCCTTAACAAGAAGCACTCGGGTCTCCCAAACATGACGGTCCTTGTTAAAACGCAAGGACCGTTCATATCTGAGGAGTTTATCCCATGTGCAAGGCTCATACCGGAAGATCCCCTGAGTGTTTTGGTTGTTGCTAATATGCAACGGGCCAAAGCTTTGGGAGATCCGACGATAGATCCAATCCGAGGTCAAGCGGTAACCGCTGCGGACCATGGCACAAGCCAGGGTACACAACGAGGCCGCTCCAGCTACAGTGTCGCTATCTAGTCTCCGTAACCTATGAGGCGTAACATTGACACCTTTGAAGGCGTCAACGCCACAGGATTCTCGGAAGAATCCGTGCCTGAAGGTCTTAGTCGTATTCGGGATCGCTCCCGAACGCACTAAGCCCAACAAGGCACCATCATAGAATTTTACCGGAAACACAATATCGTCACCGAAGACAAAGATATCTGTACAGTTTTCACCATACAGGGATCTAATGCCAGCTCGAACCAATGCATAGAAGATAAGGCTCTGAACGGGGAACGTTAAACAATTCCCCATAGGAGCCCACTTTCTAAGTGTAATGACGCGATCATCCAATAATCTTACTTGAGATGCACGACTGCAGGATAGCCACTTGTAGGCATGGGTACCGAAAAGGTACTCAACCAACTTACAGCTAATGCGGTCGCTAGCTTCCTTTAGATCGAGAGTACAATACTCTCTGGTCAGTGAGGAAGCGAGAGCTAAGTTTCCATTCACAGTCTGGTCATCGAAGGTAATCCTTCCATGGCAAGGTGAGTGTTTAGAAGTTATAGCCTGTTCAAGTAATCGCCTACAGCCCTGTTGTATCCAGATTGCTTCCTTAGGGTGCACGCAAATTAAGCGTGGCCCGCGGGAATCTTTCGGGACAGCAACAAGACGGGACACAATAGTGTCCTGTTCAGAGAGGCAATCCGCATGCCGCACATAGTGGTCCCACCAGAATGATGGGATACCACACATGTACTCAGCATGGGGATAATAATCCTCTATAGGTCGATAGATGGTCAAGAACTTGCTTTTGTCATAGCTAAAGCACGAGGGATAAACAGCCCCCGGGCCATGGCCAGGCAAGATCTTGCTCCAGTCGGTTTTGTATATACATTTCCCGACTATTTGTCGCGCTGATGAGAACATAGCTTTATGAGTAGACGCAGTAAATGCGTCATCCCAATTAGCAATGCCCTCGTCGGTATTCTCAAACGTGGCTTGCGCCTCTTTGAGTTGGTCATTTGATGGTTCGAACTCGATCTTATAGCAGAATAAGAGGACCTGCCGAAGGAACTTGAGGTACTTTCCATCCATTGTGGATAGGAAGCGCTCCACCAGTGGAATTAACCACTGTGGGAACTCGGGCAACCCGCCCGAGCCTTCAAGGAACATCAACAGATCTTTATCTAGCTTAGGTGCTACTTTTAGCACCCAATCATTAGTAATCCCATCAGGAGTGCCAAGGGGCACCCCCGATAGTTCACTAACGTCTGCTAGCAGGCGTTCATATATGTTAATAACACATGAAGGGGGAGTAAACTCCTGCCTGTCTGCCGTCTGTACATTGCCGTCCATTAGAGCACCCTCCTTAATAGGGGGCGAGTATCGGGTCCTACGGAGGTCCCGTTCATCGAGTGGAAGGCATCTCGCCACTCTGGCGAGCCTACTATGAAATCCGTACCGGGGTTTGGAACCTCAGTACAGAGTTCAGCCATGTTTTCACATGGCCTGACGAGGATATGGCCTGTTTCCAAGCCATCGTCTTCCTCGGGATAGGAATAAGCTGCCAGATCCACGAACGCGACCGGTACTAACAGAGCAAAGTTCTGAATTAATAGAACTCTGAACGTGTAGCACCGAGAGCGACGTGGCGATTCCCAATATCCAACGATACGTCCTATCATCGAATGACTAAGTTCACCGAGTTTTACCTCGAGTGAGCGAAGATCATGGCTAACCACAATACCTTCTCTATCATAGAGAAGAGTGCGTGGTTGGCCGATGAAGTACTTACCGTTTGACTGACCTAGTATTTCGTTTGACATGTTGGTTATATAACTAGCATTACCTAACGTTGTACGCAGTCAGTCTTCGTAGTTTTATCTACGAAGCTAGACTATCGCAGTTTATCTAGCAATTATGGAATTACTGTTCACGCGTGGACAGGATCTCGCCTTCGAGATCCAATCCGCTTGTGTTGGTAGTCCCATGGAGCAGGTTAACCATCTGGGCCTCTAAGGCCGTGATGATGGCTGCGGTAACTAGGGCATCGTTCGGGCGAGCAAGTACAAGGTACAGGCTCACGGGTTCGATCTTCCCGTCCGTCATTACCATCTTGTGGTCGAATCGCACGAGAGTACGTACACCAGCCTTTTTAGTGGCCGTGTCTACATATTCTTGATGTTTAATCGAGAGCTCAGTGGGCAAAGTAGCCCCCCGAGCGATCTCGCGCCTCAAGGACCCGGTTTTATCCGAGTAGATGAGTTTGTAACTCAACGCACTGATGGTTAGATCATTGTTCATGTGTTTTGCTTGACTTAGCTAACAACTAACGTTTAAGCCTTAGGTTCGCACCAATGTTGGTGACCAGAGCAGCAAGAATGCTGGCCTGTTTCTTTCCAAACCTATTTGCCGCACCAATTGTTAAGTTGGTCGCGACAGCCTGGCGATGGTATTGAGACAGTTCAACTAATGCGATCTGAGTAGTGTCTCGCGTATCTGTCAAGTTGGCTCTGTACTGTAATTTATAGACAGGACAAAGCGCTCGCCATTTACGCGATATACACGCGCTCTGAACATGCTTCCTATTGCCCGTAAGGGCATTATCGAGCCTGTTAAGAACATCAGACAAGTCGACGAACCAGTCAAGTACGAAAGAGAATGGAATTCTCTCCCATACAAAACTGGCGGGGCCTACGCCACCGAAGCGTGAGATCAGGTAATCCAGAGCTTGAAAAGACTCTGAGGTATACTTGTGATCACGAATTCCGTCCACAGTACAAGTCATAACGGGTTTGATCTGTTCAAGGATCTCTGCCGTCCATGCCTTCTCTGTGTTTGGACTTGAACCATAACCTAAAGGAAGGTTAGTACCTTGAGCCCCAAAGGGCAAAAAGGAACCACCTGCCTTATTGTGCACCGATATCTTGGTGCCAGCCTTCTCAACGACGGCAGCTAGTTGCTTGCGATACTTTTGCAAGTTCCTAGCTACCTTCTTGAAGTCGGCGATTATGGGCGCGATACCAAACGAATAGTAGAGGTACCCTCCCGAGATGAAGCCACCCGCCCTTTTGACATCAGTCAAAAGAGGGCGAGAGGCGAACTTCGGAAGGATCTTCCACCGACCTAACGGAGTGCGACGAATCGCACGGCCTGAAACCACAGGAAGCGAAAGCTTCTTGTAGAGATCGGATATCCCGGAGACTAACTCTGGACTTTCAACTACATTCAACAAGGAATCAACCTGGTTGGTATTGTAGAAGTCGTCCAACGTCTTCCGCAGAATTTGATCATCTGTCATCGAGTAAGCTACGGGTATGTGGTCATGATTTACAAAGTCATGAGCCCCTAACCCCCAGCTGTGCCAGAAGCAGTTAATACCGGTGTCTATAAAGACCTCGGTACCACTTGTGATAGTTCCATCACTCACTGTTGAGCGAGTGAGGTCCTTCATTTTGTGGACTACTTCTTTCATATGACGACCTTTAGAAACGTCGTCGACCATTGTTTCCCAAGCATCTCGAGTTACCAACCCCGAACCAGCGTTAACAGTGTAGGTCCCATGACCTACCCAGTTTTCCTGGAAGGGAGGTACCGTCGTTGCTTGATAATCAATTACTCGTGATCGGTTACGCATATGTTTATTGAACTACGGAGGGAGTGTCACCAGAC